TAGCTGTCTTTTCGTCTACTTCTTTTAAGCCTTTTTCACCTAAATATCGGTTTAAAACAGGGCTAAGTCTTTGGGCAAACGATGGCGGCACATAATAGCCTGACACATTTTGACCTTCGGGTTGACCTTCCATACCTTTTCTAAGCAACATTTCTGCCATTTTGCGTTGGCGATCCAAAGCAATAATTTCAGGGTTAGTCAATGCTTGACCGCCCATGTATGATGGCCCTGCCTGTGCTGAAGTAAAAGGGTTTGTTGCCATAGTTTTTACCTTTAAACCTTAAAGTTGCTTAGTATTGATTGAATGTCGATATTGCTAAATTGCGGTTTTTGACCCATTTTAGGTCTTAACAAGCGCAATTGTTGTGCTAATAACTTACGACTTCTTTCTTGCTGCGTTAAATTTTGATCGTAAAACGGTTCGTTTAAATCTTCATAAGTTGCAGGGCCTTGCTGCGAAAATGTTTGCTGGCTTGGTTGTTGCGCTATTTGCTGCTGTTGCATTGGTTGGTTTTGCTGACCTCTGCTTTTTAGCAACTGTGACAAAAGTTTGCTACCACTCATTTGATTTGGGTTATACAAGCCTTGCTCTGTATTGCCCATAAAACGCTGAAATAAAGTAGGATCACCAAGATCAACGCCATTTTGGGCGGCTATCATATTTAAATATTCAGGTGTAAAAGCTGAACTTGGTAAAGCAAAACTAGCCCCGTTACTAGCAGTAAAGCCTGTGCCAGCATCTAAGCCGTAATTAGCTAACATAGAGTTGCCAGCGGTCATTGATCCTGCGCCACTTGTTCCACCAGCCCCACCTAAATATGGTGCTACATAAGGGTAAGCAAAATAAGCAGCAGTAACAGCGGCAGGGAATCCCCAACCACTATCAAACGGCATTTCTCTATCTACAAAACGATCAACTTCAGACAAACCTTTACCAATAGGTTTCCAAAGTGCTTTGTCTAAAAAATCTAGTTTCATGATAGTTTTGCGTAATCAACCATCATGTAGCCGTTTTCTTGTGTAGAAACGGCTTCAGGAATAACCTGGGCAACTTCTTGAGCCATAACACCAATGTGTACGCCATGCCCTGCCAAATCTTTAAATTCAGGCTTGTATTCGTATGTATAGACGGGTAATCCATTAGGCAACCAATGTGTGTGCTTAATGTTTTCTTTCATGCGAATGTCAGAGAAAAGTCTACCTACAGAATTAACAATACCTCTACCAGCATTTACAATTCCGCTTCCTACATTTCCAAGAACATTTGAAACGCCACCAATATTGCCTAAAATTGAGCCGCCCAAATCAAACAATCCGCTAGTTAAATTAGATTGTTGTGCGGCTTGGCGGTTTTGGTTAGCAATATTAGCGTTCTGCTGTGCTTGGAACGCTGATAAGGTATCAGGGCCTTGCGTTTGACCTTGTTGCGCTACATTGATAAAACTTGGGTTAGTTACTTGTGAACCAGCCCGTAATGCGTTTAATTCCTGCATTGGCAAGCCACGCAAATAAGAAGCCAATTGGAAATTGTTTTGACGAGCCATGTTGTTAGCTTGTTGCTGGGCAAGTTGATTTTGAAACCCTTGCTGACCTAGTTGGTTGTTAAAGCCTAAATTAGCCAATTGGTTTGCATTTTGCTGTGTAAGGGCTTGATTTCCAAATTGACCAGCTTGCAATTCTTGACCAAACAATTGATTCTGAAGTTGCGAACCAGCTATTTGTGCTTGTGTACGCAAATCGTTTTCTTGCTGCCCTTGTTGTGTCATTGCACGGTTATAGGCTTCAGTACCAGGCACAATACCTTGATTGGCTAGTTGCGCCCGTAAACGACCTTGGCTTTGCTCAATCTGTGGGTTTAATCTGCTCATTAGCAAATTGCTTGCACGATCCCAACCTTGCATACCAGCATTTTGATCTAATGATGACTGTAAGTTAGCCGCTTGACCAATTTGATTAAACTGTGGGCTGCCATCCATCATTTGTTGCATATATGGATCAACATTAAATGCTTGACCATAAGTGTTAGCCACATTACCTAATGCACGATTAGCAGTTTGCGCTAAACCTAAACTTTGTAAGTTTTGAGCATTAAGTAGTTGCTGTTGTTCAGGCGAAAGACTAGCGGCAGCACTATAAGTAGGGTTTCCTTGGGCATCTACGCCTGACTGGTAATACTGAATTGAGCCGTATGGGTTAATTTGATTAACACGGTTTGCGGCAGATTGGGCTTGTGCAGCGGCAAGGTTGCCTTGGGCTTGTACTTTAGCGGCTTTGGTGTAATCAGAATCACCAGTAGCTACATCAAAAGCGGTGTTATAGTTTTTGCCGCCAGTAGTACGGTTTAACGGGAATTGATTGTAACCAACCGAACTTTGACCAAGAGGGTTAGACCCTAAATTATCAGCAGTTCTAAAAAGGTTACTATCGTTCATCATCCCCATTTCGGTAAAATCGCTACGGGGAACAAAACGACCAAACTTTTCGGAAAATACTTGACCTGCTTGATTAATTGCATTGGCTGTATTGCCAAGACCATTGGGATTAAATTCACCAGTTTGGGGGTTTAAACGCCCAGCACCACTAGCAAAATCGCCTAAATTAAAATTAGCACCCATTCCCTGCTCCTAAAGTTAGCCACCTGCACTCATCAGGTCGCATTGTCAAAATAACCAAATCCCCTTCATCATGGGCATCAGGTATTTTGGCTACATCTTTAAAACCAAGTTTTCGGCTTAATTTAAGGGATTTTTCATTATTCCCTGCAATTATGCCTAGTATAACCTTCAGCCCCATTTTTTCAAAGGGGTAGTCAAACATTGCCCATAAAAATTCTTTGCTCATCCAATTGCTGCCAACCGCACATATATGGGTTTGGCAGGATTTACCTTGAAAGTTGCAATAAACCACTACCGCCCGTAATTCACCATCAATAACTTGACCTAAACATACAGCATCATTGGGTAATGCAAGGTTTAACTGTTTTGCAGCCCATTCCTTTTGGTATTCTTGATTGAGGGTAGATAACCCAATCAAAGAACCCCTCCTTTTTCCATTACATAATCCGTACTAGCCCAATGCAGTTCAATATTGCGGCTTGCCACATTTAAGTTAATTGATCCAGCAAAGCCTAAACCTGTTACGCCCTGCCAAATTTTAGTGGTAATTAAACCACCTGACCAATTTGCGGCATCCCATCTTGAAGCATCCCATACACCGTCACTTAGGGTACTTGGGTTAAATTGCACCTGCCCTAGCTGGCTTTGGGTGTCAAAGTCTACGCTTAGACCGCATACCACATTGGGTACGCCACCTGTCGATTGCAGAATAGGTCTAACCATCATAAAACGCTTTAATTGACCTGGACTATCAAAATAACTGTAGGCTTGCTGGGCGGTTGCGGTAATGTTTGAGCCATTGTCTGAATAACCATCGTAAAACAGCCCTACATAGCCATCACCGCCAAAGTGCATCTCAGCTTCGCCTGATACTTCCCAGCAATAGCCCTGAATACCAGTAAATCTACCCCAAGACTTTGTAATGTTGTGCATGACATATTGTTCCATTCCCGTGCTGGTAGGAATAGACAAAATAAGCATATTTGAACTAGCAAAATAGTTAATCTGCCAGCCAAATAAATCTCTATATAAGGTAGCAGCTTGGCTTACAGCGTAGTAAATCTTATCGGTAAGGTTTACACGGGGATCTAGGCGGCTAGATTGCAGGGCAGACGCTAAAGGCACTAATCCGTCTTGCGTTAATAGCAATAAATCACCTGCAAACTTGTAAAAGCACCTGCGGTTAAAGGTTTGACCTAATTGCCATACGCCTTTTAACTGCCAAGTGTCAGCATTATCGGGGTCTGTACCGTTATAAACGATAACTTCACCCATACTGGTGACAAATACTGCGTAATCGTCTGCGCCTTGACCTGCATCAAGCGTCCAAGTACCCATTGCTTGCAAAAAGCCTGAATTTCGAGCAATTCCACCAAAATATAGGGGTGAAGCAGGGCCACCAATTGCATCTACATCCAAATACCAACAGGCTAAAGTGTCTTTTTGGGTGAAATACAAGCGGTTTTTAAACAGGTTTACACCGATAAATGTATTTGAATTAACGCCAGTAATGCCGATGGTCGTGTATGCGCCAGTTACAGAATTTGCGGTAGAAGTACCTGTCGATGTATAGGTAAATGCGCTTGCACCCGTTACCGTAATAACAAAAGTACCGTTAAAAGTAGCTTCGGAAGCACCTGTAATCGTTACTCTGTTCCCTGTTACTAAGCCGTGTGCGGTTGCCGTAGTTACTGTTGCTGTTGCAGAAGGGCTTGTGCGGGCAATGCTTGAAATAGTTACAGCCGTTGTAGTTGTAGCTACAAAAAACCAGCGTGTACCGTCATAAATGGTTACAGGATCAACACCATTACAAGCTACTAAAAAATGCCCTGCTGTATTGGTTAAATTAACCGATTGCAATTTATCGCTATTCAAACCAGTAAATACCCGTACCGCTGGGTTTACGGATGTTTCGTAAATCTTGTCACCTGCTGCGGCAAATAG